TACTCACGCATGAAGAAAAGCGAAATCTTTACCGACATCATTGAAAAAGCTGAACTATCTCAAGGCGACAAAGGTAAAGCTATTGCTAGTCAGTTATCTAATTTAGCTAAAAACGACAAGAAAATGCGTTTGTTTTCTAAAGAAGAACAAGCGCAAATTAAAGAGGCCGCTAAAGGGGGGACTTTTAAATCTATACTTAAAACGCTGTCTACGCTTGCACCTATGACGCCCGCTGCAATAATATTTACTGCCATAAGTCCTTATGGTGCGTACACTGCCGCAGGCGGTTTAGCCAGTAAAGCGGCCACGACAGCATTGCAAGAACGTCAAGCTAACAGATTAGCCAATCAAATGCGCTCAGGTGCAGGTGCTAAACTACCTATCGCAGAAGGTTTTGCGCGTAACCTTCCTATGGCGACGTATCGCCAAGGTGTCAACACTCTTGCAACACAACAACAGCAAAACGCTTTAGCCCAATAAGGATTAATGATGGACGATCAAACAACACGCCTCAACCGTATAGAAGAAAAGCTGGACAAAGTGTCTGAGGCGATTGTTTCATTGGCCCGCATGGAAGAACGAATGATTACGTTGTTCAAACGCATGGACAACTACGACGACCATCACCGCGCCTTAGATGGCCGCGTGACCAAGGTTGAAATATCTACTGCGTCAGGTGCATGGGTTGAGCGCGTGGTGTTTATCCTCATTACAGCCATCATCAGCGGGAGCATTTACTTTGGTAAATAGCCGTAGTTTGTCCGATTTACACCCTAAAGTCGCTGCAATGTGCAAGGCTTTTATTGAAGAATGTGATAAGAAAGGCATTGACGTACTGATAACATCCACGTATCGTGATGCAGAAAGTCAAACAGCGTTATACAATCAAGGCCGAACAAAGCCTGGTAACATAGTCACTAACGCCAAGGCTGGACAATCCTATCACAATTGGAAAGTCGCCTTTGACTTCTGCCCTATCGTTAACGGCAAATGCCAGTGGAACGATAAGGGCTTGTTTGCAACCTGCGGCGCTATCGCAGAAAGCGTAGGGCTTGAATGGGCTGGTCGATGGACTGGCAAGCTGAAAGAGACCGCGCATTGCCAATTTACAAAAGGGCTATCAATACAAGATTTTCAAAATGGAAAAACTATATAAGTACAAAACATGCGAATTTTGTAAAGCTGAATTTTTTGTAGATGATTCACCATACCATGTAAATAGACGTAAATATTGCTCTATAAACTGTAGTAACAGGGCTAATGCAATTAAAAAGTCTAGTGGGTTAACTAGACCTGAATATGAACGTAATTATTGGGCTAAGCCCGAAAATAAAGAACGACAACGCGTAACTAAAGAACGCAATAGAATTAAACGTATGGAAAGCCTTGGCGAAGCATACGTTAAATCAATGCTTAGCAGATGTAAAGCTAGGGCAAAACGAAAAAATATGGACTTTGATTTAAGTCTTGAAGACATTACAATTCCTACTGTATGTCCTATTTTGGGTATACCATTAGAATATGTACAAGGTAAAGGCGGAAGTTGGAATTCACCGTCGTTAGATAGAATTAATAATGACAAAGGCTACGTTAAAGGTAATGTTCAAATTATATCTAAACGCGCTAATAGCATTAAAACTGACGCATCACTTGATGAAATAGAAAAAGTGTATTTTTATTTAACTAGGGAGAAAACAATATGAAAGCATATCTACTTGAACGTCTTAAAGAAGCATCAACATGGCGCGGTATCGTAGCGCTACTAACCGCCATTGGCGTAACGCTATCTCCAGCGCAAGGCGAGGCGATTGTAGCTTTAGGTCTAGCCGCCATCGGTACATTAGGTGTATTCACTGCGGACAAAAAGTAATGACCGCTATTCTTGCTATCATAGACCGCTTACTACTTTTAGTAGTTAAGTGGGCTGTGGCAAGAGAACAGGCGAAAGCCCAAAGGTTGCGCGATGCACTTGAAGAAAACCCTGCTGACTGGTACATTGCTCATTTTAACAGCATGTCAGACCCAGCAAACACTCCAGCCGACAAAACCACACCTGACGATACAAAAGCAATCTGACGGTGGCATTTGCTTAGATAAGGACAACGCTGCTAAGCTGGGCGTTTACATCCTTGAACTGGAACGCAAATGATCAGCGAAGATTTAAAGCAGTTTGGCACGGATAGGCAAATTGAATTTATTGACGCAGTAAACAAATACGGTTCACTAAGAAAAGCCGCCGAAAGATTGCAGATTACGGCAGGCACCATTCAAAACGGTCTTGACCGTGTAAAACGCAAAGCCGCCATTCGCGGTTACGCTCCCCAAAACGATATGGTTCACATAGTACCCGACCCCTTTGTGGTGCGCGGTACGTCAACGCTTTATAAAGATGGCGTAGCTAAAATACAATGGGTTAAGACACGCCTAGAAGACGACAAACTAGAGCAAGTTATTAAAGACTTTGTTCTGTCTCTTGCAGAAGGCGTATCGGGTCTAGCCCCTAGCATAGAAAAACCAAAGTTATGTAGATCCGATGTGATGACAGTCATCCCTATGGGCGACCCGCATTTCGGTCTTTACGCATGGCATGAAGACGCTGGCGATGACTTTGACTTAGACATTGCAGAAAAACTAACGTGCGGTGCAATAGACAGACTAATTGCAAGCTCCCCTGATTCAGAGACAGCGCTATTGCTTAACTTAGGTGATATGTTCCATGCGGATAACCAAAAGAACGTCACAAACTCAGGTCATCAATTAGACGTTGACGGTAGATGGGCCAAGGTTCAGCAAATCGGATTACGGGCAATAATATAATGCCTACAACAACTACTGAAAAAGCACGACAAAGTTATATTTAGAATCAACAAAGGCAACCATGACGGACATTCGTCTTATGCGCTGGCGTTAATGATTTCGTGTTACTTCAATAAAGAGCCACGCATGGAGGTAGACTTATCTCCGTCCGTATCTTGGTACTATAAGTTCGGTAAGGTCTTAATAGGGTCTACGCATGGCGATACTATCAAAGGTAAAGACATGATGTCTATTATGGCTGCGGATAAGCCAGTAGATTGGGGCGGCTCTAAATTTAGATATTGGTATGTCGGACATGTACACCATAAGGAAGTAAAAGAGTATCATGGTGGAACGGTGGAGTATTTTAGAACTTTAGCTGCGCGTGACGCCTGGCACCAAGGGCAAGGTTATCGCGCTGGTAGAGACATGTGCGCTATCGTACTGCATAAAGAGCATGGTGAAATAGAACGCCACACTTGTGACATCGGAATGATTGAGGGGTAACTATGGCTAAACGTACACCGGAAGAAATCTGTTACGACTTGTTAGGTCAGTCCATCGATGAAATTGAAGTGGACTACGACAACGAAATCATTGTCATTACCACTAGCATGGGTAGAATTGAATTTACTGGTGATGATTTAGCGATGTACGTCGAAACCGACAAATTTGACGGGTGAAGCTAAAAAACGACCTCACCAATCGCTGTATAACAGGCGATTGATAAGGCGGTAATGCACTGATAGCCACGCATGTACAAAAACCTGTCAAAAACGCAGGAAAGTAGCAAATCACGTATTCAAGTATGTTCAATTCGTAATTCATGTATTTCTATCTCTATTTTTTTGTCGGACGGCAATTTTACCATAGCCGTGGTCGGGAAATGACCGCGAGATAGAATTTCAACCACACATTCGCCTTTGTTCCACCACAACCATTTTGGTAATGTCATTTTTTCAGTCATGTTATTCTCCGTATTCCATTTGTAAAAGTAGTTCGCAGTAGTGCATCGCTTTTTTGATGTCGTCAGCGCCGTTCTTATTTCGGTGGCGGCAGACGTACTTGATAATGTTGCCTTCTAAAAAGCTAAGATTATTAGCCGTGATAAACTCGATGGGTTGAATTGCCATCTCAGCGTAGTGCGACCCGCCTATTTGTTTTTGTAGCGCAGTCGCCGCTTCTTCCATGTACATCTCTGTCATTCCGTCACTCATTGTTTGCTACCTCCAATACTAAGTCTTCGACGCGGATCAGCGTGTCGTCTGATAACAAATTTGTTATGTCTTGCGTAGAGTCCGGCAATTCTATTGACAGTATTTCTACGTCAACGTCGTCAGGGCTGTCGCCAGTGCCAAACCCATCTGAGTAACGGGTGATGTCTGCGTACACGTCTAGCTCGATGCCGTATAGATTGATTGTGTATATCATTTTGTCACCCACATCCAAACCCTAGTCCAAAAGCCGACTGGTGCGTATTCTTCTATGGGTAGCCAGGGTGTTGCGTCTACGTTAGTAAACTTGTAATGCTGTCTGTCCCAAACTTCACGATAGTTGTTCATGGTTTTACTGCCTCCTTTAGTATTTCCACACGCTCACGCGAAGCGCGTAAGATGGTGTAGCGTTGATGTAAGCGTTGTAACATTGAAATACGGCGCTCGGTCTGCCTTTCATGATTTAGCAACTCCAGCACTTCTTCCTCTGTCTTGTCGTTAAGGGTAGCGTTCAATGAACGCCAGTTTAGTCTTTCCATCCTACTCTCCTTTGTAATGCAAACCGTCGTTGCCGTTGGCTGCGATAATGTCAATTCTGTCTTCGTCCCAGTTAAGCGGACAACCTGTAAAGGCACACTCTTTTGTGGATGCCAAACCCTTACCGCAGATGTTGCAGATGGGGTCTTTGTTTCTAAAGATTAAATCAAAGTTATCCTCAAACTCTTTC